TTGCCCTCTACGAAAACTAGCCTTGAGGTCAGCTAGATTAAATAGTTTAGACTTCTTAGCTTTTGTTTTAAGTGTTTTAATAGTTGTAGCTGATAAAGGTTTTCTTTTTACTGCCATTATACCCTCGTCCTTCTTCTTAATAATGCTCTAGGTATCCTTGCACCACTTTTGTATAGCGAACTAACTTGTTTAATTAAACTAGCCCTTTTAGTACGTTTAGAACCTTTTAACCCTGATAGATACTTTTTAGGTATCTTGGTCTTTTTATCTTTAGGAACTCGTTTCTTCTTCCGTTTCGCCAACTGTCACTCCTTCTACATTTGTGGTTTGAAACTGACCTCTAACTGCTCTTGCGTTGTCAATCTCCTCATTAATAGTTTTAATCTTATCATTATCATCTATGACTGTGTCTGCTATTTGCTTATCTATTTCTTTGTTAAATGTTTCTGATTTTACACCACTTGCTTTAGCCATTTGTAAGTATTGCATATCATTAGCCCAATCTCTTATATCAAAAGTATCTGGGTAATTTATAGAACCATCAAACTCTTTATCTAACCATCTAGCAAACAATGACCAGATATGTTCTTCTGCATTTTCTAAGTAATCTGCTTTCTCTGATAATCTTGCATTAAGTAATTGAAACTCTGTCTGTAATGCTATTCCACTAGCTATCTGTCCACCAGTAGCCCTTACTGAACCCATGTGGGTTATTCTATCAATAGCATCTACTTTGTTTTGTATACACTTCATTATACCATCTAGGTTTTGTCCACTAGGTTGAATGATGTAAGGTTTTAAAGCAGAATCTAAATCTTCTGGTATTTCTATAATAGAACCAGCCCCAGCACTAGCTTCTACATTAGGGGTTTTAACTAAACTGGGGTGGTTTGCTAATCGTATCAACTGTTCTTTTTCTGAGTAATCGTTGTAGATAGATTGTTGTAAGTAAGCAACATCTGATAAATCACTTATACCTATGGGTCTTTTATTCCCTCTTAGGTTGTAAACATTAACTGCTGGAATAACTCCTATTGGGTTAGGTATTTCTTCTATTAGTTTTGATTCACCCTCTGCATATTCTTGTTCATATTCTTCAACCTCATAAGTGCTTATCGTTTCTTCAGTAAATACTTTTAATATTGCTCTCTCTGAATTTATATCTTCTACAATAACTAAATAATCTAAATAAAACCTTCCACTACTTGCCCTTTTATAACTCCAATTAACAATATTCTCTGGTGTATATATTGAAACATATGGTCTAATATCTTGAGCCAGTTCCTCTGCTCTGGTCTTTGCATTGCTTTGAGGTTTATCTACAACAACCCAACAGTTACCATAGATACTTGCGTTCATCTGCACCTCTCTCATAATAGTATTGAAGCTTCTGCCATCAAGGTCTGCATCTTTTATAAATGACTGTAGTTGTATATCACCATCTAAACTTCCGTAATCCCTAGTCGGTGAAACTCTCCATAAAAAGCTGGTGTATATTTGCACAACATTTTTACAATGGTTGTCTAATGGGGTATGTCTTATTCTTGCATCATACTCCTCTGGTGATTCCAATATATATCTATGTAAATAATATCCGTTTTTGTAATCATTGCCACCTAAATAACTGCGAATATAAAACTCCCAGTTCTCTATGTTAGCTGTCCATAAATGATGTTTCTCTTGTAATTCTTCTCTGTTCATTAACTCCACCTCTTTTGGTCAGTTGGTTTAAAGTTTCTCCTTATAGGATAATTATACTCTATCAAATACCCTAATGCGTCATTCATGTGATCATATCCACTATCTTTATCTGGCACATGAGTACCCTCTTTATAAATTTGTCGCTCTATACTCTTTATCACATTTTTACAAGTATGCAAAATAAATAAACTACTTTTACCAGCAACATTTTTTAGCTTAGAGTTTACTGCGTTTATTCTATCTCTTACCAATGGTGCTGTATTTCTACATTTAACATCAAAGCCAAAGTTTTTTAATATAGATAAATCTGTTTGTCCTCCAGCAGATGTTTTCCTTTGTCTAGCACTAGGGTCAGGGTAAACAACAATATTTTTATTCTTATACCTTGTTTTTATTTCTTCACACATTTCATTCGTATTAGAGGAATATATTTGTATCTCATCTATTACCATAACTTTATCATTCTCTATTATTGATACAACTGCACACATGGGGTCTACGTTAAAGTCTAATCCTATATGCAAAAATAAACTATTATCTTTGTATCTTTCTATTATATTTTTTTCTCTATTAAAGTTATAGTATATCATTCCTGAGTAATTTACAAAGGTTGCTTCATATTCTTGCTGAAATGTTCTTAAATCTAAATCTTGCTTTGCTTGTTCTATTTCATCTTCACTTACTTGCTGACCTTCTAATGTTGTGTATTTGAAACTCTCCCAGTCTTTGTTTGTTTCTCCCATCTTAAATAACTCATAACTCCAGTTACCAAACCCCCTCGGTGAGCCACAGAAGAAAGCAGAGCCTTCAGTATCAGATAATGTTGGTCTTAATACTTCATACCAAACTGTTTTGTTTATGTCTGAGAACTCATCACATACTAAAAAATCTAAACCAACTCCTCTTAAAGAGTTTTCATTATCGCTTCCTCTTAATGTTATCTGTGTGTTGTTTCTTAGTGTAATAGTTAAGTCGCTATGGTTGATTGATTTAACCCACTTATGTTCTATCATCTTTTCTTTTAATACACTCCAGCATATTGCTTTAGCTTGTCTATAACTTGGAGCAACATACCAAACTCTTTTATTAGGTTGACTTGAAAATTTAGCTATCTCATTTATTGCTAAATAAGTTTTTCCAAATCTTCTTCCAGTAATTAAAACTCTAAATCTAGCTTTTGAACTTATAACTTTTTTCTGGGGTTCAGTTAGTGGCATTAATCATTTGTCCAAACCAAAGGTTCTTCTATTTGGTTCTCCTCTAACCTATCTTGTTGTCCAAGCATATTTTTTCCTAGAAAGATTTGCATTGTTACATTTCCACGTTCTGCTGACTTCCATTGTAACTGTCTTAAACGTATTCGTTGGTTAGCCCTCCCTTTTGTCAGAAATTCCGAATAACTCTTTTCTAATAGATCAGGACTACAACCAAAGAAATCACCCATCTCTGTATTTGTACACCCTAAAGATGCAAGTTTTTCTATTTGGTTTGTATCTATATTATATTTTTTAGGTCTTGCCATTATATTCCTTTAATTGGTATTTTTACTATTGGATTAATGTCATATCCTTTGCTAGCTTTATCTTCTTGCACTATTTGTTTACCCCATTTTCTTTGAAATGCTATTAGTTGTTTTTTTTCTGTTTCTAAAGTTCTATAGTCTGCACAACCTCCAACATTTGTATGTTGTTTTACATAATAATGATAAGCATTAAATCTTAATGTTTTTCTATATTTATTTAAAACTTGTAAAGATAAATCATAATCTTCTTTTAAAGGTAAATTTTCTGAATATCTTAAATCTAAATTATTAAAAGCTTGAAAAGGTCCAAGTATAGCATTTGTAAAACTAAAAGGGGTATATTCTCTATAAGCACCTTTATCAGGAAGTAAATTTAATCCCCAATACTTTATTCCTAACTCATCACAAATATTAAAAGCATTTTCACAAAATTCTAAAACTTCATCTGCATTTAATTTTTTTACTTTTTGATTTTGCCATCTTCCAATGCTACTCATATCATCATCTAACATAACTATTTTTTTTGATTTACTATTATCTAAAATATAATTTCTTATTTTACTAACTGAACCTTGTGCTTTATTTGGAACTACCCAAATATCTTTTTTATTTTTTTTATAATCCTCTGCTTCAAACTCAGCTACAACATATTTGCAATAAGGTAAATAATCTTGAGTTATTGATGTGTCTGCTCTCTTATAAGATGGTGAATAGAATTGTATTTTTTTCATTATGTAAACTTATTAAGATTAGTTAAATATTTTCCCCCATTTACTACTCTGCCTATACCTTTGCTCCATGGTTTTCCATTTGATCTTTTAGAAGAAACTGTTTTTAAATTAAAATGTGTTTGTGCTGAAAGCCAATCTATATCATTATCAAAATATAAAATTATATAATTATGTTGTTCTCCTACTTCCTCAGAAAACTCTATTTCTGGCTCTTCTTCTTTTTCTTTTTTTTCTAAAAGTTTATCTAATTCACTATCGTCAAATCCAGTATTATTAAGTAAACCATTTAAATCTGATAATTCATTTTTTAATAAATCAATATCCCAATTACCTTCTTCATTTAATCTATTATCAGCTATTCTATATGCTTTTGCTTGACTTTTTGATAAGTTTGCTATAGCTATTGGCACTTTTTTTAAACCTAATTTTTTTGATGCTAATAATCTTGTATGCCCTACTATAACAACCATATTTTTATCTACAACTATTGGCTGTTGGAACCCATATTCATGTATTGAACTGGCTACTTTATCTACTGCTTGATCTTTTCTTGGATTGTTGTGATACGGAATTAATTTATCTATATCTATTGTTTCTACTTTCATGCCTAATTTTCCCATTTAGTTTGGTAATATAAACCTAGCACAATATAATTATTATTCAAATAAGAAAGTGCCTTTAGGCACTCTCCTTTTCTTTTTTTTCTTCTTTATTTAACTTCTTAATAAAGCTATCTGTTTTTTCATAATCATATACACCATTTTCATTAGTCCATGATGCGTCTTGTATATTGTTTTCCCAATGAGTAATAATCTCTTTTAATACTAATGCTTCTTGTTTTGTTATTTTTACTGTGTACATATTTTCCTCGTTTTTATTTATTATTATTGTTTTCATATTTATTATAATAATGAAAAATGTAATAAAATCAAGTACTTAGGTAAATTTCTTTTTCTATTTCTTTATCTATAATAAAGTCTATGTATTGTTTAGCTTTCTTTAGGTCTTCTATTCCCCCTTTATATCTCCATCTGGTAATATATTTGATTACATTTCCTTCACAATAAGATAAATTATTCTTTGTAATATAATCTATTGGTTCTATACCACCTTTATTGTAATGATCTGGTTTTTTTATGTTATCCATCATTTACCCTAAATATATCTTGATATATAAGATTAATTATTTTCTCGTATTCTTTTTGTTCATATTTATCTATATCTATTTCTGATACTAGCTTTTTAAACAATTCTATTTTTTTTACATTTTCCATATTGTTTTATCCTCTATAGTTTTCATTAAACAGTTAGAGCAAACGTATTTATTTGCATTATCTACTTTAATTATTGGGTTGCCAGCACACTTACTACAAAACATATATTTACCTGTTGAAAATTTAGTTATTTTCTTTTTAGTTTTCTTATTTTTTTTTTGTTTTTTAGACATACTGTAAAATGTTAAATCTTCTTTATTTCTATCATTTTTAAATCTATCTGCCATATATACCTCTTTTATTTATAACCTATTACCCATGTTTAAATACTTAATTGCTTCATCTCTAGTAAACTCACCTTCTTTGATTGCTCTTTGAACATCTGGAAAGTGTTGATTAGCAAAACTTGTAACGAATGAACTTTGTTCTTTATCTTCTATAGCTTGTTTTAAAACCTTTAGCCTTAGAGGATATACTTCAGTAGTATTGCTTTGTTTAGCTACCTCATCTTCATACTTTTTAGCTGATAACCAGAAAGCTGGTTGCTTGGCAAACTTCTTATCTTCCACCGTATTGTAATAATTATTATACATTTCTGCTAATTTTACTGGTTTATCTATCCATTCTTGATCTAAAAGCCTAAAATTCTTTTCTGCTATACCCTTACTTACTTTATTAGAAACTAAATTCCAAAATAAGGGAAAATTATCCTTTTTCTTGGTTTTAGGTTTAATGGTAGGGGTAGTGGTAGGGGTAGGGGGGTTATGGCTAGGTTTTTTTGGTCTACCACCAAGCCTTCCATTTATCTTAGATGCTTCTATTCTTTTAGTAATAAACAAATATTCTTGCAGTTGTCTTTCATTCTGGTAATGATCTTGAACCTCTACAAAAAATTGTTTTAATACTGTTTCACAAGCTTTTTTTTCTTCTTCTGTAATACAGTTTGCTATTCTGTAATATATGCTGTTATCTTTTGGTATACCCTTACATTTTTTGTTCCAATTCCAACATAATAATCGTATGTAAACGCCAACCTCAATAGCAGAATTACTCATTGTTCCTGCAATAAAATCGTCAGTAAATAAATACCATGCTTTAAGTTTTTCTTGGGGTTTGCTACTTTTATCTATAAACATTCTTTTCTCCTCGTTATTGTATTAATAAAACCTAAAATTTATATTTGGTAAAGGGGTAATTAATACCCCCAAACCTCAACTCTAGCTTTGTGTACTGCTTCCTCTCTCCATATCCAGTCGTCAGGGTTAGGAATCAGCAAGTTTTTAACATCATCTAATGTATCTACCTTTTGCAAAAACGAACCCATTACCTTGACAATATGATTACAAATTTTCATGGGTTTGCTGTAATCATCTACACTAAACTCATAAAATTCAGTACCAGATTTTTTGCATACTAAATACCATAGTTTTTGATTAGCATTAGTTCCTTTATTATAGATGGCTTGTTGCATAGCATGAGCATAAGATATGCCCTGGGGCTTTCTTAAAGTAGTTTTTAAATCAATATAAAATTCTTCTTTTGTGGTTTTATCCTCAAATTGAAAATCGGTATATCCTACTAAGGGTATTCCTTCTATATCCATTTCTACTTTGTTTTGATAACCTATCATATTTAATTTAAAGGCATATTGTCTTAATCTTTCAACACCTTCATTAAATAATGGCACTAAGTTTTCTCTTTCTTCTGATACTTTTTTATTTAACAATCTACAGTTCTCATCATATTCTGTAATCATATTGATAATTGCCGTTTCGGTATCGTGTCCTTTTAAAAACATATACAACCCAGTTTCTACAGCATTTCCACGTACCATAGCTGAACTTGACTCAAACTCATAACCGAATATTCTCCTTAAAGCCCACCTTTCTCTGTTAAATGCAAACTCAGTAAGCTGGCTAAATGATAATGGTAAAATACTTTTCTTATTATCATTGTCAAACTTTTTAAAATGCTCTATCATATTAGCCCCACAAATTGAATAGCTATGCCAAATATAATAACTCCTATAAAGAATTTTATATAATCATTCATTGCTATCTCCTTCTAAAGAATACTCAGCAAACGTCTTGCCTTTTTTAGTAATATTCTTTGTGGTTATATTATGCCCTTCTTTTCTTAGATTATAAATTCTTGCACTTAGACGAAAGCAATCGAATCTATGTAAGGCTTCTAGTGGTGTTATAGATTTTCCCTCTTTTAGGTAATCTAATATTCTTTGGTTTTGTGTTTCACTCATAACATACTCCTTTCTATAAATGTTTTAAAAGTGATCTTTCATTAACAACTTTTGTTCTCAAGTCCTCTCTGAAAGTTTTAAAGGTTTCGTATCTAATTTTAGATCGATTCCTCTGCTTAAGAACATCAGCATATCTAATGTTGAAATCCTTAATTCTTGTATCAGAGAAAATATGGGCATTTAACTCTGATGTATTCTTATACTTAATGTTTTGAGAATAGTGAAGTGTTAATTCTGATATGATTAACTTTTCTTCTTTTTTCATTAAGTCTAAAGCTGTGTCGTTATCACTATATTCTAAACCCAGTTTTTCTTGCTGGTGTGATAATACGTTAGGGTCGAATTGTATAGCATATATATCTGTCATTATTTTATCCTCAATACTTTATGAACAAACCATTTAATTGCTCTTTTAATTCTATCTATGAAGTAGACGTTAATTATATGCTTCATAATCCTTACAAATATTAGTATTGGTGATGTTAAAACATCTGCAAGTAATATAAAAGCATCTACTAAAAGATCGATAACATTGTCAGTGGTACATAACCTTTTCCACTTTTGTTTTATTCTAGTTCTAAAAGACATACTACTTAGTAACTCCCTCGAAACACTGCTTGCAGTAGTATTTAAATTTCTCATAAAACATAGCCTTGTTAGTGCAGAATGAACAGTTCTTAAGCATAATTAATTTCTTCCAATGTTGTGATGTTCCGTCTTTTTGAATTGGTTTTTTTCTAGCCATTTTTTTGCTTTAACTCTTTTGTATAATAATCGTTTTCTTCTACTGTTCTTACAATAAAACCTTTATATAATAAACTCCATATTCTTCCTTCTACTTCATGTTTATTTGGTCTTTTATCAAATTCCATCTGATAATTAATTACATATTTATTTTTCTTTTCACTCATAAACTGACTCTTTAATAAAAATTTTTTGTTTTAATATTTCTTTAAATTCTTCATTAACTGCTTTGTTTTTATGTGCAAGGGTATGGCATGATCTACATAAAGCAATTAAGTTATCAATTTTATTTAATCTGTTGTTTTTTACACCACCCATGCCCTTAGATATTAAATGGTGTATATCAACTGCCACTGCTTGATTACAACCCCAGCAGATGGGAATATCGCTTTCACAATACCCCCAGTATCTACCAAACAATTTTTTGTAATCCTTCATTAACCAAAATGTTTGTTAAAAGATTCAACTGCTTTCTGGGTAATAATATCTATTTTTTCTTCTGAGAAATTACCCCCACCCATTGCTCTGCCAACTACACCAGTAACAAAGATTAACTTATCTTTATTAGTATCAGGTTTTCTTGATGGTGCTTGTTGAGGGCTACTTGCTGGAACTTGTTGCCCATCTTCTGTCAATACCACTAACTTTTCTACATTAACATATGGGTTACCATTTGAAGAAGTCTTCTGGTTAATAACATCATATCCTATTTTAGCACCTGATGAGGGCATAGGATTTAATAGTTCTCTACAATAAAGTCTTTTACCATCTACTAAATCTATTGCAAAGTTACTTATAAATACCCCCTTGTCGTTAGTTGCACTATTGTCGTAAATCTTATCTATTATTCCTTCTACTTTCATAATTATCTCCTTTTATTATTATTTATTAATTACGTTGTAGCCCCTACCCTCAAGACAATTATTTACATAATCTGATCTTGTTTGTAACTTGGGTGAAAGCCATAACACCTTAAATCTTAAACTATTATACACTATTTTCCCAGCATCTAATAAAACATTTGTTTCATCTTTAACCAGTTGCTTACAAGTAAAATAGTCATCATGGTATCTGTTCATATCAGCTTCGATATTAGCAGATGATTTACCTCTACTGTCTACTATTGGTTTAGTGCTACAACCTGACAAACAGATTAATAGTAGACCTAGAAAGCAAATTAGTAATATTTTGAAACGCAAGTTTGTATTCCAAAATGTATATTTTTTTGGAGTAGCTTTTAAAATATGTCTTTTAATATTTTTGTTCATAATACTCTCCTATATTTCTTTGTTAATAATTTCATGTAGTAAAGTTATTTGTCCATAAAGATATAAACCATATTGAGTTTTGCATTGCGTTATATCAGATTCATTTTCAAAATCTTTTCCTTCATGCTTTTTAAAATGTTTTAACAAAACTGGTAATCTCCAATTTATCAACTTATAGGTCAAAGTATATTTTGGTAATGTAGAAACCATTATATAATCCCCTTAATTGTTTTAATTAAATTCATATCATTATCATATAAACCTATAGTGTCGTCTATGTGGTGTAGCTTATAGTAATGGTTGATTTTGTTTTTTGAAATTACTTTAAATCTAACTGTGCTATTGTAATCAAAATATTTTATTTGTTTCATTAGTATTCTCCCCCACCATAAGATGCTGATTCTTCATTTAATAATTTAGATAATTGTGGTTTATCTTTGCTATAAATTTTTTCACACTTCTCGCAATAATCTTGCCTTCCACTAGGTAAAGTTGTCCCACAATCGTGATAAATAACTTTGTCATAGTAGTTGCTGTAAGTTCCTTGTATTCCTTTATTATTACATCTCATTTTTATCTCCTCGTTTATTATTATATCCCATACATGGGAAAGTTATATTTTTTTCTTATTCTGCTTGCAGTCTTAGGGGACATAAACTGTATGCCCTTTAATATCTGCAAAACAAAAGTATATGATAAATCCACTTCATAAGTAAGCTGAGTAACAGTAAGCCCTTTATCTTTAGCTATCTGGTATAACATTTTACTATGAGGGTTTGACACATTTTTAAAATCTTCTAAGTTTACTGCTTTTCTACCCATCATTTTCACCACAAGCATTTTTCCAATCGTCTACTAGAACCTGATATTCTTCAAACATTAACCTTGCATCATCTTCAGTTATACCAACTTCTTCCAGTAAACAGTTTATCTCAATAGAAATATCTTGTTCTTCTATCTCTGTGCCTTTGATAGAAATATATTCATAATCCTCTATCGCCTTAAATAATCTAGCATACTTTTTTGTTATACCATCTAACACTGTGGTTTTATTATATTCTATAATTTGTCTTGCTCTTTGTTCTGCTGATTGTCTATACATTTACTTCTCCTCGTTTATTATTATTCCAATTTGTGTATCGTATTGTTTACCAGCTTTTTTAATACCATTTACATAATCTTTATAAAGTAATCTCCAAAATGTAGATAATTGGTTCTTTTCTTTTAATGGTTTTACTTGTTCTTCATAAAAAGTTGTTGATGCACTTAATACTGCTTGAGCTTCTTTTAATGTAAGATTAAGTGTTATTGTTTTTTCTTTTGTTTTGTCGTTCATTTATTTCTCCTCGTTATTATTATTATGCTGTTTCTACTTCTACTAAATTCCAGAAAGTTCTTTTGTGCCATTTATGGTCAAATACTTTTAAATCAATTAATTTATTACCAATATCATTATGATCTTTTATTAACTTACCAAAAGCATCTTTATATATATCTTGATCAACAGAATATAATTCTCTCTCTAATTGATTTCTTAAATAATCTTTTACTAAACTAAAATGTTTTTTTGGTATTTTTAAAAAGTCACCTTTTTTAGACATTCCACCTTCTGAACAATCTCCACTAACTGCCTTTAATCTGTAATATTTTAAATATGTATTGTTTGTATTTATCATTATTTCCTCGTTATTATTATTATTTATTAATCCTAATTTATTTTCTAGGTTATTGCAAGTTTTATATTGTTATCTATTATATTCATTTATATATAAATTCATTAAATCATAAACTTCCATATCATTTACAATAATAGATGCTCCATCAAACAAATCCAAAAACCAATATTCTATTTTACTTTTATTATCATATTTTCTAAATTCATCAGAAGGTCCACCCCAACTCATTTTATACCTATAATATCCAATATTTTGTTCTTCAAAAGTATGTGGTTCTACATAATCAAAACTCAATATAGGAGCTTCTTCTTCTGTTCTAATTTGTTCTATTCTATCTTGATATTCTTGTTTAATTCTTTCTTTACAAGTTTTTGTCATTTATTTCTCCTCGTTATTATTATTAAATAGGAAAGTGCTGTTAAGCACTCTCCTTGTTTTCTTTATAATTATAAATTGCATTTACACCATTATCAGTTAGCCATAATGTTGCAGGAACATATCCATACTTATTAGATTCTGGCTCAGACCAAGCTAATTCTTTTTTCTCTAAACTAGAAATAACTCCACCAACTTTTTCTTTAGACCATTTAAAATCTTTCATTATATCAGATGGACTAATATCACTCCAATTGTCTGATAATTGTGCTTCTCTATCATCATCATAATTAAGACAATGATTTAAAACTTTTATTTCGTTTTCTGTTAAATGTATTTTAGCCATTATGCACTCTCCTTAATTGAAAATTTATCTGTAAGTTTTTTAACACTTTTCATATTCTCACAAATAAAAACTATTTCTTTTGCACTTTCTATCAATAAATCTATATTAACATTACAATCTAGTATGTTTTCTTTTCTTTCTATAGAATCCTTTTTTACTAGTTCTATAGTTCTCATATTACTAATTAGTTCTTCATTTATTTTTTTTCTGATTTTCATTTTATCCTCGTTATTATTATTATTAAATATCTTATTTATATAACCTAACAAAGGATTTAGGTTATTACAACACTTATTTTTAAAATAATTTATTTTTTTTGATATGTTGTTTATTTACCACTATTGTGCATAATAAAGGAAACCTTAACTTCTTCCTCGTTTTTAGGGTTTTATTAATTAACCCTAGCCGTTAAAAGCTAGGGTTTTTTATATAGGAGATAAGTTATTATGAAAGTCTTAAAAGCCTTTGTTTAGCTCTTAAAACCTTTTTATTCGTTGTTTTGAAACTCTTTGATCTTCTTTTTCTTTTAATAGGTCTTTTGTCTATTAGTTCAGATATGGTTGCAGTTGTAGTAAATCCACTCATTTGCCGACCTTCCTCATTGCTCTAGTGTGAGCAGTTTTAAAAGTTGCACCTTTTCTCATTGCATTTGCCATTTCTTTCATGTGCTTTAGGCTATGGTGTCTTGCATGATTATTCATAGTCTTACGTTGCCTGGGAGTAAGGTCTTTTGTAAAACTCCTAATAGATGCAACTTGAACCATTATCTTTTCTTTTTACCCATTTTCTTTTTTTTCTTCTTAGCTTTTTTCTTCATTCCTTTTGAATGACTTCCTTTTCCAGTATGATAGGGCATATATAACTCCTTTATTGTTAATTATAGTATACACTATTAAAATCATCATCAAAACTTTTTTTACCAGTTTCTAACAACATTTAAAATAATAGCTATACAAGTGCAGATATGTAAGAGAACCCAAACAGACCTCATTAAAGCTATAACATAGGATTCATTAGCTTTATTGCCTAGTGCTTTGCACCAATACTGCCAAATTATATGCACTTACTTTTTAGAATCTACTTTTTTAATTTTGTCTAAACTTCTAAGTCCACCAATACCCAACATACCTAATAATAAAGGCATCATGATGCTCATGTCAGCTTGTGGCACAAAGATATCAAAACCAGCACAAATTGGTGCTACCATAAAATTTATGCCAAGCGATAACGCACAAATCCAGCCACACAAGGGTCGCCAACTTGATTGAAACCAATTACCTTTAGCTTCTTCTGTGTTTAGTTTTATTTGTGCTAATGCTAATTCTTGTGCATGTTTCTCAGCCATAGTAGATATTTCATGACTTAATTTTTGTTGTAAATCTTTATCTTTTATAAATTTAGATATTAATTTAGTTGCTGGTGCTATAAGTGATGTTATTGCCATTACTTTATCTCCTTGTATTGTTTTCCATCAAAACTTAAATATTTTTTTCTATTGTTTTCTACATTGTAAGATATATGAACCCAACCTGAACTCGGTTCTCCTTCTTTGTAAAATTCTAATATAATTTGGTCAAACTCCAACATAGCAGAACACCAGTTGGCTAATTCTAAATTACTCATTGTGGGTACTTCAATATCTACTGCTTGCCCTTTACAATGTTGACTGGTCTTTGAACCACCGATTTTTGTATTTAATTCAGGACTTCTATATCCAGAGTTAGGGGTAAATGGTATTCCAAAGTTATCTCTAATAGGCTGTAAAACATTTTTACATAAAGCTGTTAAATTAAGTATAGCAGTCATATCAGGGTTATTTTCTATGCCTAGCCTTGTAGCTGTTTGAGATTTTGTAAATTCTTCTAAACTAAAGTTTTCTGATAATTTCATATTTTTTCTTTCTTTTAAAGGGAGCTACATTATATGGTGGTAAGCCAGAAAATATAACACAACTCCCATTTCCATCACAACGAATAAGAGATAACGAATTATCTCAATAATATTATATGTTTATATAACAAGTTATCAATCTTTTTCTATTATCCAGTTATCTTTTTGTAATTTGTAATCTAAGTATAGCTGATTGTCAGCTCTTTCTCTTGATTCGTTGATACATATTAAATAGTACTTTGGTCGATATAAAAGGCAAGTTTCCTCATCTTCTACTGGGTGTGCCACTCCTTTTGATATAAACAATATGTATCCTAAAAAAGCACATAACCCTATAAATATAAAACCACCTACAACTAAAGCTATATTCCTAATCATATCTACCATTTCTTCTTGTTTTTTCATCTTTTTAGCTTTTGCTATTTTTATTGCTTTCTTTTTTGCATCAATACGTTTCTTGCGTTCTTCTAAGATAAATTCCCACGTTCCATGGCCAAAGCGAAGATTAATTAATTGCTTCATTTCGTAAAGTTTTTCTTGAGCTAATTTTGAGTTAATTACGCTTTCAGCCACATTTTCAACTGCAAAAGGGTCTGCTCCTTCTTTCTCTCTTTGTTTAATTGTTTGTTGTTGTCCATTTAAAGCATTATCCACATGACCAATAATATCGCCAATATCCTGACAAGTACTTATGTTGGATTTTACAAAATCTACACTCTTTTTAACTAAAGCAATTCCTGATAAAATCGCTGTTACTGGTTCAACCATTATGCTTTTCGATAAACCTATCTAGCTTTACTTCTAGTCTTAGAACTAATTCTTTGATTTCTTTTGTTTCGTTTTTAAGTTCACTTTTAGTTGCATAATCTTCTCTAGTTCTATTTAAAAGAATTTGTAATCGCTTCACTTCTGAAAACATTTTTCCAAAGGCATATCCAAAAGGAATAACAATAAATGACAATACTATGTTCCAAACTAAAAATGGGTCTATGGTCATTAAAAACTCCTTCGTTTTTTAGGTCTGCCTCTTTTCTTTGGTTTACATTTACATAGTTTACCAAATAGTCTTTGTTTAATTTTATCTAATATATTCTTTAATCGTTTTATCATCTGTCCACCTATTTATTCTATTGATTTCGGTAACTTCACCATCACTGTTTACAGTGTCTTGATATAATGCTTTAAATTTTGTCATTGTTGTTGCACCATCTATAGCTGTTTCAATATCGCTACAATCGGTTCTAATAGATGCTACATAAGTTTTAACTGCATCTGGTATAGCTTTGCTACTATCATATATACTACGTTCCACTAACCAATTAAAACGACTTATAAAGCTATTTGCTTGTTGCTTTGCTCGTTCTTTTGCTAATGTTTTTAAACCATAATTAATTAAATTATTTCCATCTAAATCTAAAATATTTTTCCCATCTTTATCTTTTACTTCACTATCATCTAATGCTTTTTCAGTTATTGTATAAGAACTGCTTACATTTTTTTTAGTTTTATTAAAAGTCCATGTTGGTTGAGAGGTGTATTCAAATTTATTATTTCCTTTAACACCGTTGTCTAATACTTCATAAATACCTATGGCATTTAGTTCAGACCAAGACCATTTAGTAAATATAGCCCTTGGGTGTTTTACATTGTTTATTGTTATACTGCGTGGAAAACGTATAATCTCATTTATACTGTTATCATCATTTATTAAAGCCCACATATTTTTCTCCTTGTTAAATTATCAGAAGGTGTTTGAGTACTTGTAACTTACGTCACCAAATGCCATATAGACGTAAGTATCTCCAGAACCATTTAAACTTGCTTCATCTGCCATCACCTTGAAACCATTGCTAAGAAAGTCTACTTTTCTTGCACCTGTTGACTCTGTTGCTTCTGTATCATTACTGTTCCATCTTAAATGTTTATCTACTAAATTGTGTGTATTTCTAGCAGAATCAAATACAAACCATGGATATGCTTCAGTTGCTCCTTTAATTGCTAGTAATCTGGGTCTGAAACCTAGATAGCAAAATGGTCCATCATTATCTGTATTATTACCAATAAAAGTTCCAAACTTTTGCATTCCTTCAACATTATGCCACGCATACGCAACATAGGTTTGACTATTTCCATTCACTCTACCTTCAGTACCTAAAGATATAACAGAGGTAGTAGGTTCTGTATCTTGCCAAAAAGAGCTACTAGTACCTGCAACAGCAGTACTATTTAAAGCAAGATATTTTGTAGCTCCTAAACCACTATGATAAACTCCCCATGTTTGTGAAGAATTTAATCTTTTGGTAAGTATAAAATCTGGTTTAGCTGAGAGCCCATGTGCAATAGTGGCATTACTTCCTGTTCCTGTATAGGTTATGATAGAAAACCCACCTTTTGTGTTTGCAGATAGTTTAGTAGCTGGTATAGAACCAGCAAGTGCAGAACCTAAATTTGAACCATCTATTTTTACTGAACCAGATGTTGGTGTAGCACCAGCACTTGCAGAATTAGTTGCTGTAGGTGTTCCTCCACCTTTCCAACACCAAGCAAGATAAGTATGGGGAGAATCCCAATTATATTTATCATTAGTACCAAGAGTAAAACCATCACTAGTAAAAGATTTTAAACCATCTGAATCTGTTCCTTCTGCTATATCAGCATTTGATTCTA